ACTTCAGGTCTCTTGCTTGGAGAGTATGAAGCACTCTCTAACAGGTGTATTCCTGCCGAGACCTGTCGCAAGTACGGATACCTTAAGGTGAAGCACCGGGGTGATACGGCATACGCCGCCACCTACCATGACAAGCACGGTAATCCCGTGGCCCAGAAGATTCGGATGCGGGGCAAGAAGTTCAGTTGGGTTGGAGACCCATCGAAGGCTGGGCTGTTTGGCTCCCAAGTGTGGGGCAAGGGGAAGAAGATCGTTATCACTGAGGGGGAGATTGATGCACTGAGTGTGTCAACCTGCCAGGGAGATCAATGGCCCGTTGTGTCTGTTCCGAATGGTGCAGCGGGTGCCGTTAAATCTCTCAGGGATAACCTTGAATACCTCGAGGGGTTCGATGAGATTGTCCTCATGTTTGATAACGATACACCCGGCAGGGATGCTGCGATAGAGTGTGCAGATCTCTTCGCACCAGGTAAGTGTAAGATAGCCAAGCTCTCCCGAAAAGATCCGAACGAGCATCTGGTAGCGGGGGAACCCAAGGCGATTATCTCTGCCATGTGGGGGGCTAAGGAATACAGACCTGACGGTATCATTCCGGGTCAGGAATTGTATGACCAGGTAATGCGGGCCGATGAGCAGTCACCCTATGTCTACCCCTTCTCTGGCCTTAACGATAAACTGCATGGCATCAGGTCTTCGGAGATTGTGTGCATAACAGCAGGGTCAGGCATAGGCAAGTCAGCCTTGGTCCGAGAGATATCGTATAGCCTACTGAACCAGAACCTAACGATTGGTATGGTGTGTCTTGAGGAGTCTGTCAGGAGAACGGGTCAAGCCTTGATGGGCCTTGCACTTAACAAGCCTATCCATATCCCATCAGTGCGGGAGGACTGCCATGAAGAAGAGCTCAACGATGCCTTCAAGGAGACACTGGGTACTGGGAACGTCTACCTCTACGACCATTGGGGGAGCATAGATATAGACAACCTCATCACCAAGATAAGGTACATGGTGAAGGGGTGTGGGTGTGATGCCATCGTACTCGACCACATCTCCATCATGGTCAGTGGTGTTGAGGATGGAGATGAGCGCAGGTTGATTGACAACACGATGACAAAGATACGCAGTCTTGCCCAGGAGCTTGACATTATATTCTTTGTTGTCTCACACCTCAAGAGACCCCAAGGTAACAAGGGTCATGAGGAGGGAGCCATGACAAGCCTCGCCCAACTCCGGGGGAGCGCGAGCCTTGGGCAACTGAGTGACTGTGTGATAGGACTAGAGCGGGACCAACAGAGTGAGGAAGAGGCGAACGAGGTTACCGTTCGGATACTAAAGAACAGATTCTCCGGGGAGACTGGAGTAGCTTGCACTCTGCAATACTCACAGGAGACTGGGAGACTAACGGACAAGAACGGGGAGGAAGAAATTGAGGTGCCTTTTTGATATCGAAACGAATGGCCTGTACGAACAGGTCAACAGGATACACTGTGTAGTAGCTCGAGATATAGATACAGAAGAGGAGCATGTCTTCGGGCCTGATAGGATCAATGATGCCCTTGAGTTCCTGTCATCAGCAGACCTACTCGCCGGGCACAACATAGCAAGGTTTGACATACCAGTGATAGAGAAACTCTATCCTGGTGTTAAGCTAACTAGCCTGCTTCTTGATACATTCGCAATAAGCAGGATGATGTTCATATCTAATCTCAGGTTGATGGACATTGCTAAGAACATGGAGAAGAGAATGATTGGGTCGCACTCCCTGGAATCATGGGGGGTGCGGCTCGGCGCGCACAAGGGTGACTACCACAAGAACGCCAACTGGTCTAGGTTTACAGATGACATGCTCCAATACTGTAGGCAGGATGTGGTTGTCAATGTGAAACTGCTTGACTACCTTACAAACTATAAGCCTAGCGGCTACTCGGACAGGTTCAGCTTTGAGTCAATGGTCGCTGAGTCTAAGGTGACACGCATACTACACATACAAGAACTCCACGGTGTGGGGTTCAATGCACCTGACGCTGCACGTTTGTACGGTGACTTGCTACAGAAGAGGGAGGACATACGCAGGGAACTACAGGATATATTCAAGCCTGTCTTCATCCAGAAGGGGGAGTTCACACCCAAGGTGTGCAACAGGAAACTTGGGTACGCTCCTGGGGGGACACTGAGCAAGATACAATTGCAGGAGTTCAACCCAAGTAGCAACGCGCAGATAGCTAAGAGGCTCACTGAAAATTATGGCTGGGTTCCGAAGGAGTTCACACCCGAGGGTCAACCCAAGGTGGACGAAAGAACTCTCGCCTCCTTGGACTACAAGCCAGTCGAAACTCTACTCAACTACAAGCTACTGGATAAAAGAATAGGTCAGGTTGCAGAGGGTTCTAACGCATGGCTCAAGCTCGAGGATGGGGGTGTAATACATGGAGCGGTCCACACAACGGGAGCTCGGACAGGTAGATCATCACACTTCAAACCAAACCTGGCACAGGTTCCTTCCGTGGGATCTCTATACGGGAAGGAGTGTAGAGATCTATTCGGTCCTGTGCATGAAGATAGTTTTCTCGTTGGTATTGACGCTTCTGGTCTTGAGCTACGTATGCTGGCTAACAGGCTACACAATTATGACAAAGGTTCTTTCACTGAAGAGATCCTAAGTGGCGACCCACACATAGCGTTCATGAAGGGTACTGGGATTAAGGACAGGTCAACACAGAAGACCTGGACTTACGCCTTCCTGTATGGGGCTGGACTGTACAAGCTTGGTACAATTGTAGTCAAGGATCGACAGCTTAGGAATAACAGTGGCACCCGTGTGCCGGAGTCTCAGATACCGAAGCTGGGCAGCGCATCACGCAAAGCCCTCATTGAAAAGATACCATCATTGGGTAAGCTTCTTAGTGCCTGCAAGAAAGCGCATGATAGGGGGTGGATCAAACTCCTTGACGGGAGAATCGTCGAGAGTGTGAGTCAACACTCAAGCATTAATACTCTACTCCAGGGTGATGGTGCGGTGGTTATGAAGTGGGCACAGGTGCGGCTACACGAGAGACTGGTTGAGTCTGGCCTCTCAGGCTGGAACTGGTGCCTCACTGTCCACGATGAATGGCAGATAGAGGTAGCTACCGAGGAGATGGGGGAACACGTGGGGCTGGAGGCAGTCGATGCACTACGGTGGGCAGGAGAAACTCTAGGAGTACGGTGCCCACTGGATGGCGAATACAAGATAGGTAAAACATGGGGAGATACGCACTGATGGAGATTCAAGCTTACATTGATACTGATGTACTACTGTATAAATTTGGATTCAAGAATGAGACCTCAATAGAGTGGTCCGATGGTCAGTGGACATACTCTGGTAACTTGCCAAGTGCGATAACTGATATGGATAACTTCATAGATGATATCGTTGAGAGTTTAGTTAATTGGTCTGATGTACCTGACGCACAGGTCGATGTTCAGATGTGCTTTTCCAGCAAGGCTGGGTCTTTCAGGCAGATGGTGTATGACGGGTACAAGAAATCCAGGAAGGGCAAAAGGAAACCCGTACTGATGGACCCACTGAAGCAGTGGGTTTACGATAACTGGGAGGTGATTGAGGAACCTTGGCTAGAGGGTGACGATATCCTTGGTGTATGGGGTGGCAGCTACGATCAGGACTCCCGCATGACCGGCAGCCCCGTAAAGGTCATGTGTAGTATCGACAAGGACATGCTTACAGTCCCAGGGTACCACTATAATTGGGACAAGTCGGACCTAGGTGTGGTGTGGGTTGGGAGGGACACGGCATCTAAGAACTTCTACCTCCAGACCCTATCAGGTGACACTGTAGATGACTACCCAGGGTGCCCCACTATAGGCCCGAAGAGGGCACTGAAGATCCTTGATGAGGCTCTTAATAGCAACGTGCCCATGTGGGAAGCCATTGTAAAAACCTATGAGAAGCATGGCAAGGACGAACTGTTCGCACTGCAAATGGCAAGGTGTGCGTACATTCTGCAACCAGAAGATTTCGATATTGAATGTGGTTCCATAGATCTATGGGCACCTAGAGTAGTGAGGAATTATGACCAAAGTTAAGAAGGGTGACGATGCAGCATCGGCGGGTAAGCTGATACATGAATTCCAGAACGGAGTTCAGTTCAAGCCTGAATACTACAAGCCCATCAACCACTCTGAACTGATACATAGTGAGTGCGATGTGTGGGATATTGCCCACGCTTTTGGGATAAGTAATCCTATGACCAGTATGGCTCTTAAGTATATAATAAGGGCTGGGAAGAAGACAGGAAACCCCGCATCCCAGGATCTAACTAAAGCTATGGAGTGTCTTCAGAGGGCTATTCAGTTCTCAAAGTCTGTGGGTGAATGATGAATGGGAAGGAACTATCTAAGCTGGTCAGGAAATTACAGATAGTTGCTCCCGCCCTTCTCCCTGTTTCTGTTACTACACGGGGGAAACTTGGTGGGGGGTACGGAACCTGTGAGATAATCAAGCGCAAGGGTGAGCCCCGGATCAAGATAACCATAAACTCCTTTGAGGATTTCTCTAAGGAGGAGGTAGTTGACATACTCCAGACACAACTCCTGATACATGAATACGCCCATGCCACCCAGTGGAGAGTCCCTAGGCAGGAGGTGGGCAGGGCCAGCGATCACGATTCCGAGTTCGGGGTCCACTACGCTAAGATCTACAAGCTTCTAGGCATGTCCGACTAGGGTCCACTACTGAATTAATGGAGTGAAAAAGCTACATGGCACACGATAAGAAGGAGTTCAGAGAGATATACGGTCTTCCTCACAGGTCAGAGGATCTGATAGAACACCTCGATTCCCGATACCCCAATAGGTGTATCGCTCCCAATGCCTCTATTGAGCAGGCCCATAGGGAGGCTGGCAACAGGGAGGTTGTAGATTATCTCCTCGCACTTTCTGAAAACGATGAGTCGAATGCACTTACCGATACCTCAATAACTAGGTAAAAACCTTAAGGAGTTAATGACATGTGTTCCCCCGATATGCCTGATCCGCCCGATCCCGTTGCGGTGGGCGAGGCCCCCGAAGCTGCCACAGTGCGGGGCAGGAAGCGACGAACAACTGGGAAGAAAAGTGCCAGCGGTCTTTCGGGACTCAGGATTGGCCTTCGCGGTGGTCCCGGTGCAGGCATGGGGGGACTTCTGTCCGCCCTTTTGATTCCGGGTGGTGGTCAGCCCCAGGCTGGTGGAGCCGTCCAGGGTTCCTCCAATTCCGCTGGTCAGGTCTAGCGTAGGTTTTGGAAAACATGGAGGAGCGGGGCAGAGCTTCAGCTAGGTATGCCAGCCTAGAAGACAAGCGTTCTTATTACCTGAGACAGGGAGAACTCTCTGCAAGCCTCACCATACCGTCCCTTTTTCCACCCTTTTCAGACTCCAGGGACAGGACGTACCCCCAGGATCTCCCAGATCCTTGGCAGAACTTCGGGGCTTATGCGGTAGAGAGCCTTGCGTCCAAGTACCTTGTTACATCTTTCCCTCCCCAAGCTACGTTCTTCAGGTACGAGGTCACTGAGCGTAGCGTTCAGGAAGCCAGGGATTCTGGGTTGGATGATGGTGCTATCGCCACACTAAGATTGGAGATCCAGCAGGCACTCGCGGCTCGAGAGCGTGCAATTGTAAAAGAGTTCGATACAGGTACCTACCGAGTGGGACTCGCCGAGGTGTTCCGGCAGCTAATCGTTGCGGGGAACTGCCTAGTGAATGTCCCCCGTGGGGGTGGTGGTCTTCGGATATTCCACCTGAATAGGTACGTTGTTAAGCGCGGGCCGATGGGTAAGTTGCTTGAGCTTGTTGTTAAAGAGGACTCAGAGTGGATCGCCCTTCCTAAGAACATAAAGGAACTATCGGAAAACCCCGAGGACAACGAAGCTCACCGGGATGAACGTGTGTCTATTTACACCCATGTTGAGTACCGCGATGGGTTCTACCACAGTTCACAGGAAGCTTTTGGTAAGACTATCCCCGGTTCTGAATCCAGGTACCCGCAGGATAAATCCCCCTGGCTGGCACTGAGGTTCACTACCATAGAGGGTGAAGACTATGGCAGGGGTTTCGTAGAGCAGTACAGAGGGGCACTCAACAGCCTTGAGGTACTCCGTAGAGCCATAACGGAGAATGCCGCTGCCGCTGCCCGCACTATATTTATGGTTCGTCCTAACGGATCTACCAAGGTTAGGAACCTACAGAATACACCCAACGGTGGGTACGTCAGCGGAGATGCTAACGATGTAAGCGTACTCAGGATGGACAAGCAGGGCGATATGATGATCGCTAAGGACACAGCCCAACAGCTTGTCAAGGAACTGAGCTTCGCCTTCCTGCTCAACTCCGCAGTACGGAGAGATGCTGAGAGAGTCACGGCGGAAGAGATCAGGGAGTTGGCAAAGGAGCTTGAAAGCACCCAGGGTGGGGTGTGGTCTGTCCTCAGTCAGGAACTCCAACTCCCCATCGTCAAGCGCATTGAGGCAATCCTTGAGGCCCGTGGGGATATCAAGAGTCTCCCGAGGAACACGGTAGAGCCTATCATTGTTACGGGACTCCAAGCTATTGGACGTACCCAGGATCTAGCGCGCATCCGAGAGATGCTTCAAGACCTGGCAGCCGTAGCTCAGTTGAAGCCCGAGGTTATGCAGTTCATCGACGCCCGCGACTTGGTTACTAAAATCTTCATCGGTCACGGTATCCCAGAGGATGGGCTTCTGAAGACTGAGGAGGAGGTTGCGGAGGAGAACGCAGCAGCACAGAAGCAGGCACAGCAACAGGCTATGCAGGAACAGGTCATGTCGGCAATACCCGGCTCAATAGAGAAAGCCGTGGGTGGCATGGACATGGGGGGTATGATGGGTCAATCACCGGGTGGGGGTCAACCCCCCCAATAAGGAGTTAGGTACATGGCGGGGAGAAAAGGGAAGAAAAAAGACAAGAAACAACCCAAGGATCTCACTCAGATGATTTCTGAAAAGCAGTACGAGCGAGCCCTGGGGGGTGCAGAGCCTAAGAAGTACAAGGTACTTGAGACCACTAAACCACTATGGGGAATTGTGGAATTTGATTTGAACAGTCCGGTCGAGGAAGAAGAACCGGACGGACGGGAGGATATTTAGTATGGGTGAATCAGTAGGCGAACTTGGTCAGGCACAACAATTAAGCCAGGTCAATTTCTCTCCAACAGAACCCGACGCGGAGGGGAACACCCCCGATGTGGTCGCTTCTGTGGAGGCGGGTCAAAGGCCCGACTCTGATGGAGTTAGTGCGTCAACAACGGAACCCACAGGTGAATCACCCACACCTGAAGGAACCGACAACTCAGACCTAGAAGTAAGTCAAGATCAAGCATCTAATTTGCTTGCAGTTGCTGGACTAGACATGAACGAACTATCAAGTGAGTGGGAAGATAATGGTTCATTGTCCGAGGACAGCTATACCAAACTGGTCGATGCTGGCTTTCCTAAAGATCTTGTAGATGGATATATACAAGGTCAGGAGGCTCTCAGGAGCAACGCTACCCGGTTCATTGACGATACTGCATACGGTATCACTGATGGTAAAGAGGGTTATCAAGCCCTTATTCAATGGGGTGGTGCTAATCTGTCAGCAGAAGAGGTCTCGGCTTTCAACGCGGAGGTTACTAGCCTCAATCCCTCAAAGGCTGAAATGGCTATTAGAGGATTGCAAAGCAAGATGCAGTCCGTTGAGGGGTATGAGGGATCTACCACCCAAGTTGGGAGTAGGTCTGGAGTTGGATCAGATACATACGCAGATCGCACGCAGATGATGCAAGATCTGGGTAATCCTCTGTACGACAAGAGCTCAGCATTTCGACAAAAGGTCGATGCTAAGATCTCTAGGTCGCGGCAGAGGCACGGCGGGGATCTCCCCGCGTAAGGATTAATTAATATATGAGTGATTATGCTGCCCCAAGTCGCGTAGGGCAATCTCTTGGAGCGGGCGATGCTAATGCCCTGTTTCTTGAGGTATTTGGTGGAGAGGTTCTGAATGCGTTCAATACAGCGAACGTAACTATGAGCCGCCACAAGGTACGCACCCTTTCTGAGGGTAAGACCGCAAGGTTCCCCAGTACATGGAAGACTACTGCCTACACGCACGTTCCCGGTCAGATTCTTGTTCCGAATGCAATCGAACACGCGGAGATGACAATCTCCATTGATGATCTTCTTGTTGCGCCCGTCTTCATTGATCGGCTTGATGAGGCTAAGAATCATTATGAGGTTCGACGGGAATACTCCAAGCAAGTTGGTGAAGTTCTCGGCAACACGATGGACGCAAATGTCCTTCGCGTAATGATGCAAGCTGCCGCAACCTCTACCCGACATACGGGTGGTGACGGTGGTTCTATTCTTGGTGCCGCCTCTGCCAACGTGATTTCTGGTGATCTTGAGGTTCTCATTGATGCAATCTTTGCGTCTTTGAAGCGTCTTGATGAGAAGAATGTTCCCGGTGTTGGACGGCAAATCTTTGTCCGACCGTTGGAATGGTACGGTCTTCTCCGTGCTGGCTCGGCTCTTGTCCAGACCCCCGCGCCTCCTGCGCCTGGTCAAAACCTGTCACCAATTGGATCAATTATGAATCGTGATCTCGGTGGTAACGGTAACCTGTCAGAAGGTGTCATGCCGCGCATTGGTGGAGCGGAGTTGATTAAGAGCAACAACATCCCCAATGCCGCTGAAGCCACTAGCTTCGCTAACGCCGAAGACCCCGGCTTCAACGTAAACTCTAAGTACCGTGTGGATAGTGAAGATGTTATGGCACTCGTTAATACGGGTGACTGCGTTGGTACTGTCAAGCTGCTTGATCTTGCGATGGAGCAGGAGTATGACATTACTCGCCAGGGTCATCTGATTGTCGGCAAGTATGCCGTTGGTCATGGTGTCCTCAGAGCAGAGTGTGCTGTGACTATTTCGGATGCTACTGGTCTGAGCTTCGGTGCATAGTAAGTAACTGAATACCTCACCACAGTGATGGTGAGTCTTAGGGGTGCCAAGGGTTATTCCCCTTTCTCTTGGCACCCCTTTTTTTTAATCTTTCAAAATAGGAGCGGCTGTGGGCACACCAGTAAGCAAGTCAACAGAGCTTAGTGCCGTGAACTCCATGCTACGGATGATCGGCGAATCATCAGTCGCCTCCTTAGCTTCACCCACCCGTAGTGATGTGCGGGCAGCTATAGAACTCCTAATCGAAGTCAGCCGTGAAGTGCAATCCGAGGGCTGGTGGTTCAACAGGGAAATCGTGAAGTTGGTACCCGATAGTAGCACTAAGGAAATCGTACTGATAGATCAGATTGTCTCAGTGGACAAGGTAGAGTATTCATCTGCTGCTGAGTATGTAGAGCGGGCAGGTAAGTTGTACAACATGAAAGACCACACATACCAATTCACAGAAGCTTCAGTCGAGTTGGTGGTTATCAAACAGTTTGAGTTTGAAGAAATTCCAGAGGTTGCACGCAAAGCAATCACCTCAAGGGCTACTCGATTCCTATGCGAAGCTCGAGTCCTTGATATCAATCTTGCAAAGATTCTCGCGCAAGACGAACTTGCTAATAGGAGCAGGCTTGAGGACGCTGAGTTGTCTAACGGTGACTACAATGTGTTCAAGGGGCCTGACATGAGCAGACTGGTTAATCCTTGGCTCCGCTAATAAACAAGGAGATCAACTCCTTCCTGGGTGGTGTATCAGAGCAGCCCCCGGAGACCCGTCTGGATTCCCAGGTGGAAGAGTCAATAAACTCTATCCTTGACCCTGCTTCAGGGGCTATGAAGAGACCACCCCTTATACACAAAGCCCTGATTGCTCCCTCTAGAGCTATGCGGGAAACGAAGATGCACCTTATTGATAGGGACGAAAACGAGAACTACGTTGTCACTGTTGAGGCGGGTGTGGCTGGGGGTGCCCCCACCGACCTAGAGGTTCTGGATGCCAACACGGGATCTAAGTACCCAGTCGTACAAGTTTCCGCAGATGACTCTGTTTTCGGTCTTGATGCGTATCAACTGGACACTTATGAGTTCGGTTCAACATCTAACGTTAAAATTGGAATAGACGCTACGTGGTTGCTTGGCAACGCCAACTTTACCGCAAACGGTGGTGGATTCATGCCTGAAGAAGCTCTCGTACCGGGAGGGCTAAACGTAGGCACTGAGATTAAAATAACAGGAACAGGCATTACCGAATTCGATTATAACCCAGCTACAAATAGCCCTACTTTCTGGGTTGACACAGTAGACAATAGCCCCGTTTCGTTCACACTAGACAACACCATTGGGTTATTACCAAGTGATCTTCTGCACAGCTTCGGTATGGGCTCCCTCTCAGCAAGAGCAGATGGTATCGCTGGTTCTGCTGCCCCCCCTAGCTACATAAGCGACATAGCCACTCCCGATAAGTCACTCAGGATGCTGACAATTGCGGATTCTACTTTCGTAGTCAACCGATTACAGACGGTTGCTATGAGTGGTACCCCCCCTGCTGTACCTTTAGACCGTGCAGTTATATCGTGTTCTGGAGGTGGGGTGCTTAATGCGGCAAGTGATAAATTCGCCGAGAGTGTCCTAGCGGGTTATGACGCTGATGAGCCGAAGGCTCTAGTCGGACCCCGGTGGCTTATTGAGATTGGGACGGCTACGAACAATGCGACCGCAAACCTGCCCGGAACAATCTCAAACTCCGAGCAGTCCATCCTGCAAATCAAGAAGACACACGATGAGATAAATCATACTTGGCAGGCACAGCTTACAGTAAGCAATCTGGCATTGTACAACTTCGCGACCTTCAGGGCACCGTACAGTATAGAATGGCTAGAGTTAACCCCCACGCAGAGGACTGACTCTGACGGTTCGACCCTCGACCCGGGCCCAAACGATACTACCAAATTCAGGGGGCACACTGGTTGGAAGTGGGAATTCACAGAAACAACATCGGGCCTAGACAACCCGACTGCCGCTGGCCCTGACAATTTCATTGTCGGAGAGTACGATCCAGCCGAGGTTGTTGCTCCCGCAGACCTCGTGGCCCAGCAATTCTTCCCCGTCACAGTACCAACTAGGGAGCGCATAGAATTCACTGTTGGTGGTAAAACCTTAAACGTCATGCACAACTGGAATGGCCCCGGTGATGTTTCCAAGCTTCCCTCACGCTGCACCGATGGGTTTATTACTAAGATCGTTGGTGATCCAGACGTTGAGGCCGATGAGTATTACCTGAAGTTTTCCGAGAAGGATAGTGCGTGGATTGAGTCTATTGGAGAATCTACCTCCAAAGGTAATCTTCCTCTAGATAGTGCGCTTGACCCCACCACTATGCCCCACACCTTAAAAAGGCGTGTTGCCACGGGCGTTTTTGCAGATGACCATAATTCGCAGTGGTCAACTGTCAGAAGTGCCGGAGATGTTTACTTCACGTTTGGTAGAGAGAAATGGGCAAACCGGGAAGTCGGCGACGATGTTATGGCACCCGAGCCATCATTCGTTGGGCAGACGCTTAACGATATTCTCCTGTACAAGGATCGCCTAGTAGTCTTGAGTAGGGATTCCGCTGTGTTTAGTGAAGTTAGGGAGCCACTAAACTTCTGGCCTACATCAATCATGTCCCTGGTGGACTCTGACCCAATTGACGTACAAGCCTCCACAACCACTGACGGTGTGAGCAACTTCCACAGTGGTGTGGGCACAGAGGCTGGCCTACTACTATTCACAGACAACGCACAGTTTTTGGCAAGGTCTGGATTTCAAGAGGGATTCAGTTCTAGGTCCGTTCATATCGACCAGATATCTCGTTACCAATCTGCCAATATAGCAAAACCCACCTTTGTTGGTTCCAGGGTTTATTGGGTAACTGAGCAGGGCGCACACTCTAAGGTGTGGGAGTACGTTATCGCGTCAGCCTCTGGTGGTGGGAGCTTCACTGGCAATGCCACAGATATAACAGGGCACGTTCCAAGCTACCTCCCCGCAAACATTTACAAACTTACAGGAAATGACAACGAGGCGATGCTGTGCTTCTTGTCTCGAGACACGCCTAAGAATGTATTCGTCTACCAGTACCTATTTAACGGCAACAACCGACTTCAGTCTGCATGGACAAAGTGGGAATTTGAACAGGATATTCTTAGCGGCGATTTCATAGACAGCAATCTGCACCTACTGATTGACAGGTCTGATGCCCTTGGCTCGAAAACATCGCTTGAGTATTTACCTCCCAGAAGAAGTGATCCATCGTTCCCGAGAACATTGACAGAAGGGCCTCCGATACCCAACCAGCCTGTCATGCTAGATCAGAGAGCGGAATACTTTAACAATGGCACCAATCCATCTGGAGCCTCCTCGATCTTCACAGAGGTTGTACTCCCCTACGATTGGCCTTCTAATTTGGCGACTGCGGGTTGCACCTTCCAGATTGTTGTAGGAGGTTCTGGCCCCTTGGCGGGAACCGTCATTCCGGGTGATTTAGGTACTATTATAACGGGGAGTCTGGCGAGTAGTAATTCTGTCTTCATTCCGGACCCTAATGGGATTTATAAGAACACAACTCTGTACATTGGCAGGAAGTATTCACAGGATATTACGTTCAGTAGGTTTATCATTAAATCCACTGCGAGTTCCAGCCGAGCAGTACAGCCATACACCAGCGGCAGAACCCAGATACGGACTTTTTCTCTGAAATTCTCTACTGCCGGTCCCTTCACTATCACTGTGGATAATGGCGGGGAACTGTACACATACAACTACTACGATCCGTGGCTTATCGACGGACAAGTCGGCCCTGGGGTGGGCACCAATGATGAGTTCAAGGTGGACGTTGGTGGGCAGAACTCTGAAACAACCATTCAGGTTGTGAACGATACCCCATTCCTAACAAACTTTATTGGGGCTATATACGAGGCTAGTTGGAACACACGGAGCAGGAGGTTGTGAGAGGTTACTTCAGGAAAACTGAAGAGTCCGATATACTTCCAATATCCGAGAACTTACGTGCCTCTGACCTAGAAGAGATACGTATCGCAGCGGGGCTACCCCCCCATGACTGCTTGATGTACGGGTACAAAGAATCAGATGAGTGCAATACCATAGTTCTTGATGGTGTTCCCTCTGCCATGTTCGGGATAACTAGAGTTGAATGGGGTGGTGTCCCCTGGCTCTTGTCAACGAGTGACTTCAGGTGCGTTAGATACAGCTTCCTGAAGAGAAGTAAGAAGTGGCTTGACGAAGCTGCCCCCAAGTACAACCTTCTTAAAAATGTCGTACACGATGAGAATGTTGTAGCTATACGGTGGCTTAAGTTTTTGGGATTTGAGATTACAAACGAAATCCCTATAGAGAAAGACGATAAAGTCTACAATTTTTGGGAGTTTGAAAGGAGAAGCGTTTAGATGTGTCCACCCCTTCTACTAGCAATACCGGGAATTATTGCGAGTGCTGCAAGCTCTGCGTCAGCGGCTATAGCGGGCCTGAGCGCGGGTCAGGTCGCTCTCGGAATAGGTGCTGTAAGCGCAGCGGCGAGTGTCGCTACAAGTGTCTCTGCCGCTAATGCACAAACAGAACAGAATAAACGTGCTGCCGAGACTGCCGCAAAGGCCCGTGCGCTAGAGGCTGCCAAGATAGGCGCAGCGGGTCGGCAGGCAGCAGAGGCTGCTACTTCCAAGAACCTCCAGACGGAGCGGGCGCGTCTTACTGCACAGGGCAGGGCACACACGCAGGCTGTTGAGTCTGGTGGTCAGGGGAACTTCCTGACGAGCATACAGCGTAATATCAACTTGCAGGCTGGTGATCGTGTCTCAGCGATTAAAGCCCAACAGGCTTTGGCTGAAGAGCAGAGGTTCTATTCCAATGCTGCGTCTAACCAGAGGTTGGCTGGTCGTATCGCTGGCCTCCCACAGGCACCGAACTTGGGTCTAGCGATTACGAGTGACATAGTTGGTGCGGCGGGTACGGGACTTAGCACTTACGGTGCCCTTAAGAAATGAGGGGAACAATAGACACTGAGCTCCAGGGGTTAGCCCCCACGGACATACAGCCCACTGTAAGACCCGGCGCAGTCCAGTACATTGCCCCGGCACTACTGGATTCAACTACTGTTGGCCTAGCCCGACTCCACAAAACACTGATGAACGTAGCAGATGCGGGAATACAGGTGTACAAGGGTGAAGAGAAGAGAAACATAGAGCGGGGTGAACTTCTCGCAGAACAAAACGCAGCTAAGGGAACACAGGAGATACTCGAGCAAGAGAATGTGTCCTCTTGGGCAAGTGGCTGGGTGTCGATTGGTATCGGGAATGTGAAGGGTCGTAGGGAAGCCCAAGATGTTGTGCAGAAGATGCTCCTTGACCTACCGGGCAGCGTAAAGGGAGATGATACCCCTGAAGGAATTCTTGAGAATTTCGAGGAGCAGTTTGGAGCCTTCACGGACGGCAGGAAGAACGCTTCCAGACTTGATAAGCTCCCAGCCCGAGCAACCAAGGCGTACCTAGAATCAGCAAATGAGTATTACTCAAGTGCCCGAGAGTCGATTGGCCTAAAAGCTTCTTCACTTATTGCGGCGGCTAGGAGGTCCGAATTTGATATCGAGACTACGGGTCGGGTAGGCCAAGTCCTTACAGGCAATGACGGGCCTATGGCAGAGGGACTTCAAGCATTAGCCTCTGATCTACAAGAGAGTGGGGCTGCGTGGGGGATGCCCAGGAAGGAGATAGCCACTTCAATCTCAAATGCGTTGGTTGCACAGCTATCGTCAGAGAATTTAACTGCACAGCAACTATATGCCGTATCCCAGCTTGTTAACCATGAGCCTTACTCAACAGATCCCGCGACAGGGGGTATTGTAGTATCCCCAGACAGCGATATATTTAGAGATGCTGCTAGCCTTAAGGCTGTGAATACAGCAATTGATTCCGCTGAAGATACAATTGCAAGAGCTATACGTGATAAGGACCAAGTAGCCGCTGCCCTCAAGGCTAAAAACAAAACTATTCTCGACGGAGAAGTTTCCGAAGCAATGAAAGCCAATCCCCGACTGACCAATGAAGAACAGGTTGCTTTTAGGGCACGGTACGTAGAGCTTGGTTTCCCTGCAAGTACGTTAGATAACGCTCTGGAAAGAAGAACTAACGATTTGTCCCCCCGTGACCTAGAAGACATCTCAAAAGGAATTAGTAGAGGTGAGTATACGTATGACACGCTTGATGTGCATGCGGGTCTGTACTCCTCTACGTCTTACAACGATGTGAACACCTTGATTGGCGACCATCATAAGCTTCTGAAGACTGTTAAAACCAATGCGAGTTTCAAAAATCAACTAGAGCTTCTAGCGGATGTGATGGAAGCAGGTATTGTACAAACCTCAGACGGTGGTATTATTGTAAACGTATCAACGATTCTGGACCCGGCTAAGGCGCAAGCAGCCCAAGTACTCATTAATAGACAAGCCACTGAACTGATGTCGTATGTGCGTACCGCACGGGACGTTAATGTTCTTAGGGGACAGGATGCTCAGAGGCAAGCAGCAAATTTTGCAAAAGTCACCGCAGCGGCTATTAAGGCTTGGGAGGATTATGGGAAAATTCGCAGTACAGAGGGTGATAACGGAGCAGGCGTTAGAGAGCGGAAAAGAAAGCTGAATTCGTTCAGAGATCCTTCAGGTGCCCAGTGGATAGAGCCTGTGGCCCCAACGAGGGTAGGAGGAGGTACCGGTGGCAGCAGCAGTTCCGCCCCCTTCCGTTGATCGTAGCCTTGGTGGTAGGTTAGACACAAGTGAGCCGTATCCGCCGGGGTTCTGGGCATCAACCTCGGCCCAGGACTACTGGAAAAAACTTCAGGCATTCATAGCTTACGTAGATGGAGTCCTGCCCCCAGGGTTCACTATGCAGAACAATGCCCAAGGTGCCTACCGATCAAAGCCTATTCCTGGGACGGATGCTAAGGGTAACCCAATAGACACGGGAAGCCATATGAATGTGCCCGCCCACGATTTCGTAATACGATCAACTGTGCCCGGTGCCAAGATGCCTACAGCAGCATACGAAAAACTTGGGAGAGTCGCTCAAAATTTTGGACTAGCCGCAGACGGGTCAGCCCACGGCACAGCAGCACATCTCCACGTTAACGCGGGGAATACAGGCTACTCATACATCGGTGATAAGAAAGAGTTGCATAACCAGACGGGACTTTTCATGAAAGCAATAAACGCACCCCCCACACCCCAATACCCATCTAACACAATTGACCAGGGCGACCCTAGCGGTACTATATTCTTGGATAATGTAGACAAGGCTTTTGGAACAGATGCTGTTGAGGAGGCGCGGGCGATTGCACTAGGCAATCCTAACAGGAACCCGAAGCACCGTAGCCCTACGCAAGACATGGAAGACACTGCACAGATCGTATGGCACAACTACTTGGCAAATTCAGGCACTTCCTCTGCGGGAGTGGACAATGAATTTGTTTTCAAGACTCTACATGAGAGGCTCACTGGACTTTATGGCCCCCTTAACAAAGAACTTGACCCAGTCACACAGCAGCTTAGGTCTGAAGAGTCCCCGATTGTGTTCGCAGGACGCGCTCAAGAACCTCTTCCCGAAGAGGAGGGTCCAGCATGACAACTATTAATAGTGGTTTGGGTACAGGAACTGAAGCTGAAGATAAGTCTCTCGCAGGGGTTATTAGCTCCGAGGCTGGGCGGGAGGAAGAGCAGCGTTCGATGATAAGCACGCTCGCATCTGCGGGTGTCGATATCCTCAATGCCAATGTGCTGGACTCGCCCTCCAGTCCTGCGAGTGATTCAGGTAGTGTTCCTCCTTCCCCAGCCTCTCCCTCTGGAGAATTGGAGTCTGAAGCACCTGATGAACCGGGGGCTGGGGGGCCGGAAACCTCCTATGGTGGTATACCTCAGAACATTGTCGCGGGAGGTGTCGAGGGAATTCTTCACACTTGGAACAACCTCGCTGTTCCTGCAATGGGGGCGGCCCTTGAGGCCGAGGGCGGTACAGAACTGGGGGACTCGTTCCGTGAGAACTTCAATGTTGACGTAGAAGCTCTCCAGAATCTAACCGTTGATGTAGATGGCATTCCGCGAAAGGTCTGGCCCGAGCCACAGGGTGCGGTGGAGGGTGGTGCTAAGGGTATTTCTCAATTCCTAACAACCTTCCTTCCCGTATTCAGAGTCGCTGGTGGGGTTCAGTGGCTACAGCGATACGAAAAAGCTTCTAGGTTCAAGTCTTCAGCTAGGGGTGCCTTTGCTGGAATCTTTGGTGATGCTCTCCCATTCGACCCCTGGGAGGAGAGGCTCACAGATATTATCATTGATAATACCGATGAAGACCGAGGCCCCCTCGAGAGTGCCATACTTAATTTCATGGCAACAGACCCCACTGATTCAAGGGCCGAGGCTATGCTGAAGAGATCGCTTGAAGGCTTGGGTGTAGGTATTGGTGTGGAGGCTGCCGGTAGATTCGCTATTGGTGCGTCAAAGGCTACTTACAAATACGCTGCCGAAGAGGTGGCAAACGTTGCTGCGAGAGTTAAGCACAACCGATCCATGCCTGGGCGGCTGGTCAGGGAGGGGGACATCGACGTACCTGCTTCGGAACTGATAATGGACAGTTCCAAGGAGGTTACGCATTTACGAGATGCGTTCAGCACTATCACAGAACTTGTAGAGCGGGTCAAGAACTTCGATACTGGCAACCCCCATATCGCCGAGGCACGGCAGTTCCTCAAAGCACTGTCGGATGAGGCGAGGCGGAACGGTGGGTCGCTCCAGCCTAAAGTATCTGGGAGGCCCCGCTCCGCAAAGGCTGATGCTCTGGATGCAGGCGACAATCAGTTGGATGAGGGTGTAGACGATCTAACTGTTGAAGTTGATGACGTTCCCGATGTAGATGATTTCGATGCCGATGACTTCGCAGAACTGTCCGAGGGGGAAGTCCCTGATTTCGACCTTGAAGACGCAGTTATTGACGTTGATGTAGTTGACGATATAGATCTCGGTGTAGACGGAATCCCCCTGGAGGCTCTTGAAGCACTCTCCCCCGAAGCTCGACTGTACGTTGAAAGTGCCATATACCAGGACAGGGGCTTCAAGAATAGTGTGCTTCAATCCTTCGACGCCCTGGTCGGACCAGAAATGCGCGAAGGATCTGAGTCTCTCATATCCCACCTTGAGGGAATAGGCGACGGTGTGTTCTCTGATATGGCTAGGGGGCTACGCTCTATTCTTGATAAGAACGGGGAGGTGACTTCGTTCTTGCGGGGTATTACCACAAGCCTTGAGGAAGCCGAGGAGAAGTGGTTTGCACAGGCTACCTCAGACATTGTACGGAAACTCCCCCGCAACATACAGACAGATCTTCTGAACGGT